TAATCAAGATTGCTGGCAAGCTGTTGTTGACTCACCTGTACAACAACCGCAGTGACACAACCGAAAAGATTCAGCATTCCATTCCTTTTGGCGTGTCTACGCTCTTGCGCCCATACAAACCTTTGGTCATGTGAGGTAAGACATGGCAATTGCACGGTTTGAAAACATTGCAGTTAACACGCTGAGTTTTGGGAAGACTGACTTTGGTGAGCAGACCACTTCGCAATCAGTGTGGTTCAGCACCCGCGCAAGAGTTCATTCTGTGGCAAACCATGTCAAGATAGCCGACAAGTACAGGGTCTATTCGGACATTGTCCAAATGACCTTGAACTACACGCCTAATCTGAAGACCATCATTGACAACCAGAATGCCTATTCCATCACTTGGCGCGGCTTTGATTGGCGAATTGACAATGTGCGTGAAGCGGATGACCGCATGACCGCCATGCTGATGTGTGTACGCAATGACCCTGTGGTGGCTGTTTAATGGCACAGAACAATCCAGACACATACGGCAAGGCAATTCAAGCGCAGTTGCAGTCAATTGTCACGCCTGTGCCTGTCTACGCCTCATTCAACCGCAATTTTGCGATTGAACCGAAATTCATCACTTGGAATCTTCGCAATGTCCACCAACCTGTTTTTACGGGTCAGAATCAGAACAACAAGGGCATTGACCGACCAACATTCCAGATAAGTATTTTCACGCAACTGATAGAAGATGGTTTCACAATTTCAAATACCATCTTACAATCATTGCACGGTTATTCTGGGCTTTTTGGTGGCGCAACATATGGGTTTTGGATTGCCAAGGCTGATGTATTTTGGCTCTACAACTCATACAACAATGAGCAAAAGCTTGCGGAAATCTTTCTCGATTGCACTCTGGACATTCCAACATAAAACATTAATTGCAACTTTTTTGAAGGACGATTGATATGCCGTTACCAGCCAAAGTCTTACCGGGGTTTAGTGCCTCGTTGTTCATGCAACCGGGCGCAACCCCGACTGTTCTAACCAATGCCGCGCTTGCAACTGTCGCAACAGTTTCAGCTTTGTGCATTACTGGCAATGCCGTTTTGGTCGAGGCTGTACCAGCGTTCGGTCAAGATGATGCAGTTGCCAATTTCACTGTGGCTGGCTCACGCCAATCGGACAAAATTCCGACCCAGAGTGCACCAACTAGTTTGACAATTACTGCCGCATGGAATCCATCTGACACCGTGCTGGTTCAAATCCGCTCTGATGCCTATAGCGGCCTCATAGACCGCACTTATATTGTTCAGGCGACTGACGGTACAGGTACGATTTATTATGCTTTTAATGCGCGCGCGAGCCAGTGGCAAATTGATGCTCAACCCGGCGCAGAGGCAAAAGCAGTCTTCACCTTGCACCCTCGTTCAGGCCAATACGGTTGGTCAAATTCAGCTTAATCAGGAGAATTAAAAATGGCATTACCATCAAAAGTCTTACCCGGCTTTGTTGCATCAATGTGGATGCAGACAAGTGCCGCGCCTTTCACCACCGCCAACTTGGCAGTTTGGGTGGCACAGGTCACAACCATTGTCGGCACTTCCGCTGGCGGTACAGGAGCATCAGGCACAGCATTGGCGACCATCGAAGCAGTTCCTGCTTTTGGTCAAGATGACGCTGTTGCAAGTTTCATGGTTGCTGGCGCACGACAAAGCGACAAAATACCAACGCAATCTGCACCTACTTCAATGACTATTACTGCGGCATGGAATCCCTCTGATGCTGGTCTGCTATTGGTTCGTGCTGACGCATATTCTGGTCTGGTTGACCGCACTTATGTCATCGCCGCCTATGATGGAACAAACACTGTAGCCTACGCTTTCAACGCTCGCGCATCGCAATTCCAGATTGATGCACAGCCCGGCGCAGAAGCCAAGTGTGTGTTTACCTTGCATCCTCGCGGTAATCAGTACGGTTGGAGCAACTCCTAATGAAAGTCGCTGACGCTGTTGAAGTGTTGGCGACTACTTACCAATCCTTGGACTTTGTTGCCCAAGGGTTGGAAGTAAAAGCCAGCGAAGTTGCCGCCGCTCTTGCTAAGGCAAAACCCGACACTGTCGAATTTGTTTGTTTGACAGCACTCTCCAAATACAACCCTGTATCTACAGAAGTTGCATCATCTGAACCATCAGAATAAAAATGACAGACACAACAATACAAAACACAAATGATCTGTTGGGATTTCTGGTAACTCAAGCCGAACTTAGAAAAGATTGGTTTGGGTTCACTCAACAGAAAATGACCGCCATCACTTTGTCGCATGAGATTGCAAAAAATCATGCTGACAAGATGACCCCAGATGAAATTGTTTCCTATGCTCTTGAGCTTAACGAAATCATCTACCAGAAAATTGTTCGACCAACCACAAGATATTGACATGACAAAACTATCATCTGCATTTGGTGACACCACCAACATCCGCACCAAGACATTCGATCTGGCTGGACATAAATTTAAAGTTCGTGTCCCGCTGACTAAAGAACTGGAAGACTTGAATAAACGCATTCAAGAAGTACCAGAGGATGCATTAAAGGAACGATATGAAAAAGCTATTTCAGGACTGTCTAAAGACACTACGACTGAGGGCATCGAATTTAAAGAAGACGATGTTGTCATTGATGGGCGTTCAACCAAAGAACTGATCCGCACGGCGATTCAGATTGAGAATCGGGTGGTTGAGTTCATCAGATTGCTGATTCCAGTTGATGGCGATCTAAGCCAGATTACCTATGCTGAGATCGATGAAGAGTGGCCTTTTGCAATTCAGGTGGAGATGCTGGAGAAGATTGGCGAAGCCATTCAACCCGGCTACAAAGACTCAAGAAAAAACTAACTCAGGACATTCACCTACAAGCAAGGGCTTACATCTTTGCTCACGGCGGGTGTCCTGACAACATCCCCACAGACGATATGCGGAACATCGAAATCATGTTGTCAGATGGAATGATCGGTCAGAAAGCTTTGGCTTTGGCTTTGAGTGGGTTTGCTACTGGCAACCTAAATTCAAAGATACAAAAAGGCGCACAGCATTTCACAATGAAAGATATTATTCCATCCATGATTGATTACATAATGCCACCGTTGTCTGAAGAAGAGAAAAAAGCTCAGGTTAATGAGCGGTTGTTGTCATTCATGAACAGTGCGCCAAACGCTCATAAATTCATGGCAAAGGCTGATGAATAACTACACCCCAAATCCGCGCACGTTCCGCTTGGAGGGCTTTGCGGAACTTGAGGATCAGCTTGTCCAGATGGGAAAGATGTTCAGAGCTGACCTTGCCGCCCGTCAGACGGTCGTTAAAGCCGCCAAAGCCGCCATGCAAGGGGTTTATGCCAGCGCGGTCGCAAATGCGCCCTATGACGAGAAAAGCACTGGCCCTATCCATCTTCGCAACACTATCAGGTTGGATGCCAGAATTCCAAACAAGGGCGATTACAAGTCAATCCATGTGAACGAGACTGATGCGGCGATTGCGGTGGTTTCAGCCAAACGGAGCGCGGTTTCCTTGTCGCAGGAATTTGGCAATGCAAATACACCCATGCACGCTTTTTTGCGTCCTGCATTAGACTCAAATGCAGAGGAAGTTGTTAGAATTCTCAAAACCGAATTGGCTCAGGTTATTCCTGCCTACATTGCCAAGATGAACAAAGGGAAGAAGAAATAATGGCCTCAAGCAATATCGCTCGATTAGGTGTTGTCCTTGGGATTGACACTGCCGCTTTTCAGGCTGATGTTGATAAGGCTATTTCTGAAAACAAGAAGTTAAAAGATGCCATCACGCGAGATACCAATGCGGCAGTAAAAGAAATTGCCAATTTGAAATATGCGACAGAGGACTACGGCAAAGAGATTACCAAAGTCGCGCAAATTGAACGTGAAATTGCTGATGGTCGATTTAAGAATACAGCACCAGAGACTGTTCGTTTACTGAGAGAAAAAGCGGCGGCATACGATGCTGTGGCGACATCTTCCAAAAAAGCAACGGGTGGAATGAATGCTCAACAACAGCTTCAGTTGACTTATCAAACCACCGACTTGATCACTCAGATTGTTTCGGGTCAAAGTGCAATGATTGCCTTGATGCAACAAGGTGGTCAGCTTAAAGATTCAATGGGCGGTCTTGGCCCAATGTTTAGAATGCTTGCTACATTTATTACGCCAATGAATGTTGCCATTGGTGCATCTGTGGTTGCTGTTGGTGCTTTAGGTTACGCATTCTATAAAGGCGCACAAGAAGCTTCCACTTTCAGAGATCAGATGATCCTGACAAACCAGTATGCAAACCTGACGCTGACAGGCTTTCAGAATCTTGCAAATGTAGCCAGTAAAGAATTGCACGTTGGCTTAGGCGATGCCAAAGAAGCATTCATGGCATTGGTGTCCTCAGGTCAATTTACTGAAAAGTCACTTGGCGCAGTGGGCAATGTGATTTTGCAAGTATCTAAATTGTCGGGCGATAGCGTAAGCGTGGTTGCGGGTAAATTAATTCCTGCAATGGATGGAACTGCCTCATCTGCAAAACGATTGAATGATCAATATCACTTTTTAACTCTTGAACAATACAAGCATATTGAGGCACTTGAGAAACAAAACAAATTTCAAGATGCCGCAAAATTAACTGCTGATGCTTTTAGTGAAGCACTTAAAGGTCAAGAACGTCAACTTGGTTTGCTTGAAAAATCATGGAATGCTGTTGCTGATGCAGCTAAACGTAGTTGGGCGGCAATTCTTAATATTGGCGCGGAAAAAGGTGCTGAAGAAAAGCTTGCTGGTCTTCGCAAAGCGTTGGAAAGCGCACAAGCAGACATTACTGGTGGATTTGCAAATCCTAAAGTTGCAGAAGAACGTGCAAGACGTATTCAAGAGCAAATTACAAAGCTTGAATCAGAACTTGAAGCGAAGCGTCAAAAGTCTTTAGTTGCACAAAAAGAAACCGAAAAAATAAATAAATACAAAAATGCTGGTGGAATAACTGAAGAAAATAACATAAGAGATGCAATTGCTAAACTTAAATTGCAAAATGACATTGCTTTTGAAAAGCAAGCCGCTACTGAAATTGGCAAAATTGAACTTGATGCAAAGCAAAAAGTAGAAGAAGCCAAATTGGAGATGGCAAAGAAAAATAGAGATCAAAATGGTCAATTTGCATTGCTAAACGAAAAAGAGTTATTTGAAAAAACATTGTCAATTTCAATTGATAGAGAACAAAAAATCAAAGAAGTTAGAGACAAAGCATTTGTTGCCAAACTTCAAAACGAACAAGAATATTCTCAAATGCTTTTGGAAGATCAAGCCAAAGCAGATGACGCATATAACAATATTTTGAAGACAATGAATGAAATGAATCGGGCAGAACAGACTTCATTGCGCGTTGAGGGTGACAAGTTGCAATTGAAATATGACACGCTTGGTATGTCAGAAAAAGAAGTTGCATTGCGTCAAGCAGTATTGGAATATTCTGAAAAAGAATATCAACTTCGCCAAAGGTCAGATATTAAATCAGAAGATAAAGAGGGATTCAGTAGACGCAATAAAGAATTGCTTGCTGAAAAACAAGCATTGATTGAATTCCAAGATCATTACAAGACTTTGGATGAAATGGCAAAAAGCGTTTATTCAAACATGGGCAACTATGTTGATGAATTTGTTCGTACAGGTAAATTTCAATTCAAAGACTTTGCGCGAAGTGTCATCCAAGATTTGATTGCAATTCAAATGAAAGCGCAATTAACTGCATTGACAGGCGGCTCGTCTGGCATTGGCGGTTTGTTAAAAGGTATTTTTGGTGGGTTTGGTAGTGGTGCGCCCAAAAGTCCAGTTGAAGCTCCTGTGATGCTTGCTGGTGGTGGTTCTTTAGATGCAAATCAATTAGCTATCGTTGGCGAACAAGGCCCAGAATTGTTTATGCCATCAGGAGCGGGTACGATCATTCCAAACAATCTCTTGGGCGGCGGCGGTGGTCAGACCATTAACTACAATGGCCCTTACATTGCAAACATGAGTGCCATCGATACACAATCAGGAATGCAATTCTTGGCGAAGAACAAGCAGACAATCTGGGCTTCGTACCAATCAGCAAATCGTTCAGTTCCAGTATCGAGGTAAAACATGGCAGTCCCAAATACATTTGCAACAGATACATCACCGATTCCATTGGCAGACTTGGATGCTAACTTTGCCTATTACGATGCGGCACTTAGCGCATCAGGTGCAAACTTGGTTTTTCAAGGATTGCAAGCCACTAAACAAACTGCGCCAACGATTGCAAGTGCAACAACGATTGCGCCAACAACATCAATTTTGTTTGTGTCTGGCGTTACGCCTGTCGTTACCATTACTGCGCCAACGCCTATTTCATTGACAGGCGGTCAAATAACAATTATCCCAACTGGAATTTTTACTACAACAATCGCGGGTAATATTGCATTGGCTTCAACAGCCGTGGTGGGTAAGGCATTGATAATGACCTACAACCAAGGCACTTTAAAATGGTATCCATCCTACTAAGGTTATGCCATGAGCTTACAAAGTATCCTATCAATCGCTGAAACTGTCAGCATTCAAGACCATAAATTTGCTGGTCAAATGTTGTCGCGTAATATGCGTATCAGCACATCAGAGATTCTGACTGTTCAGCCGTTTCAATTCACCATCAAGCCAATGAACTACTTGCAGTACAGCACCAATCGCGGTGTGTTGTCTGCGCTTCGCACGGCTGACCGAATCACTGAGCAATACATTAACTTTGGCACAACGGGTTGGCTGAACTACATAAAGTATCAAGGCGATATGTCCAGCGTTCAAGCCAACGCAACAACGATTGAAGTTGGCACAACAGGCAAGAACATTATTCTTGGAACACTGCCAGCAATCACATCTACTTTGTACATTGTCAAGACAGGCGACTTTATCCAGATTGACCGCTATGCCTACATTGCAACGGCTGATGTTCAGCGCGGCGGCGCATCAACTGTGACCATTCCTGTCCACCGCACCATCATGACCACCGTATCGGCTCAAAGCCCTGCCGTAATCGGTCAGTACGGAACAACAACGAGCTTGGGCGGGTCAACCTACACAGGCGTGACTTTCCCCGTTGTCCTGCGCGATTACCCGACCTATACGCTTGTGCCAATGACCAATGATTCATTCATCCAATGGGATGGTGCGTTCAATGCTTACGAGGTTGTGCTGTGAACATAATTGCACCAGTTGAAGATACCAACGTAATCCGCTATGCCGACTTTGTGCGAATCACAACGGCATCGGCTGTGTATCGGTTTTCAACTGCACCGACCGCAATCACTGTTGCGGCAGTAGATGCTTTGCCATTTACAGGCTTGAGCCAACTGGTCAGCATTGGTTCTGCCACCAGAGACATCAAAAGCACCGCCAACGAAACGACAGTGACCTTGGTGGGCATAGACACCACTATGCTTTCGCTGGTTCTTGGCGCGGGTATTAAAGGCTCACAGATTGAAATGTGGCATGGGTTCTTTGATGCGGCTGGAAACTTGATAACCACCAGCAATGCCGTTTGGATTAATTCATCTAATTATTATCTTGGATGGACAAACAGCAGTAATGTTCAAGTGCCGTGGCAGACATCAACGGCTAACAGCGGCTTGTACCAATATTTTAATGGTTACATAAACAGCTTTGGCATTAGCGAGCAGTGGATGGAGGAGATTCGCGGCTATGTCGGCACGGTGACTGTCAGCGCATCCAGCATTCAGCTTATTTTGCAAAACCGCACGGCAGGACGTTACACAAACAATAACGCATGGACACAATTCAACGCGACCGACACCAGCATGAATCGCGTCAACTTCATTCAAACGATAAACTATCAGTTCGGTAAAAACGCAAGCCCCAATTCATAGGACAAAACATGATAAGACAAGCCAACAAATTTGACATGGAAGCCATTGTTCGGATGCTCAAGGCATACCGCGACAAAGCACCAGCACAATTCTTGCGAGATTCCAGCAATCAGGAACACATTGAAAAACTGATTAACAACATTCTTGCTGGCGCGGGATTCATCCTACTTGCCATCAAAGATGAAGACCCTGTCGGTATGGTGGTTGCCGCACAACACCCAAATATTTGGAATCCAGAAGTGACGCAAGTCAGCGAGATTGCATTCTGGGTTGATGAAGAACATCGCGGCGGCAAGTCTGCTCATCGACTGCTTCATGCCTACATTCAACAGTGTGAAGAATGGAAGCAAGAAAACCGCATCCAATTTTTCAGTCTCAGTAAAATGGTCAACAGTCCCGACTTGTCGTATGAAAAGTTCGGTTTTGAAAAGCTGGAAGAAACTTGGATTAAATAATGCCCGGTTCAATAATTGCTTATGCTATTTTGGGTGTAAATACAGGCTACGCTTATGCCGCCCTGTCTTTTGCCATCAACATGGTGGCATCTTCAATTCTTGCCAAGCAATTTTCAAATGATTCAAATAATAATAGTACGGGTGGCGACCAGTTAAACCCCGGCAGTCGCTTGCAAATTCCTCCTGCTGGCGACAACAAGATTCCAGTGATTTACGGCGCGGCTTATACAGGCGGCACAATTACTGACGTATCAATCACCAGCGATTATCAAAACCTTTACTACTGCCTTGCCTTATGCGAGGTGACTAACACCGAAAGCGGCGGCACACCTGACACAATCACCTTTGGCAACGTCTATTGGGGCGGTAAGCGGGTTGTTTTTGATGGCACAGGCTATGTGGTCGCTTCGCTATTAGATGAGTCCACGGGGCTTTACGATTACTCTGTGGCTGGAAAGTTGGAGTTCTACTTCTACAAGAACGGTTCAACCAACCCAACCAACACCAGTTTCTATGCGTACAGCCCACAAGTCATGGGCAACACCAGTTTGACGTATCAGTGGAACACTACCAAGCTGATGAGCAACTGCGCTTTTGTGATTGTCAAAATCAGATACTCAGCAAGCGCAAACCTGACAGGCATTCAGCAGACCAAGTTTCAAGTCACAAATTCCAGATACGCGCCCGGCGATTGCTTCAGCGACTATTTGTTTTCCACTAGATATGGGGCGGCTATTCCTACTGCCAACATCAACAGCACAAGCCTTGCCGCATTAAACGCCTATTGCAACCAGACATTTACTTACACAACCTACACCAGCGGCAGTAGCACTTTGCCGCAACGATTCCGCTTTGATGGCGTTCTGGATACTCAACAACCCATCATGACCAATTTGCAATACATGGCGACTTGCTGTGATTGCTTGCTTCGATATAGCGAAATCACAAACACATGGGGCGTGGTTGTTCAAAGCCCAACCTACACTGTTGTATTGCCACTTGATGACAGCAACATCATTGGTTCTATTAACGTATCGCCTTTGGATATTGCTTCATCGTTTAATATTGCTGAAGTTAAATTTCCTGACAGTTCAGCGCAAGACAGTTTTAACTCGGCAACATTTAATCTTGCTGTTACCAATCCATCATTGCTTTATCCAAATGAACCAGTTAATAAACAATCAATCAGTTTGCCGCTGGTCAACAATGACGTTCGGGCGCAATATCTTGCCAATCGGTTTTTAGAAACTTGCCGTGAAGATTTACAAATACAGTTAACCATTGATTATGTTGGTTTGCAGTTAGAAGCTGGCGACATTGTTTCATTGACCAATACAAATTATGGCTGGTCTGTTAAGCTATTCCGCATTGCCAAAGTAACAGAGAATTTTGGCTCTGATGGAACAATTACTGCGACTTTGATGCTGACTGAGTACAACAGCGCGGTCTATGACGATAAAAACATCACGCAATTCACGCCATCACCCAACACTGGTTTGGCTTCGCCTTTGACGTTTGGAACAATTCCAACGCCATCGGTTGCCGCTAACTATCCCAATGCCGCCAACCCGTATTTCATTGTCAACATCAATACATCCACTGCGGGTATTGTTGACTATGTGGAATGCTGGTATTCCGCTTATTCAAGCCCGACAACAGCGCAACGATTCTTTGCGGGTACATCTGCCATTGCTTCAGATGGCAACCCATATTCACCAAGCACGGCATTAACCATTACGCTATCAGACATTCCCGCTGGTAATTGGTATTTCTTTACGCGCATGGTCAATGGCCTTGGCTCAAGCATTTACAGTTCAGCATCATCAGTGTTTCAATGGCGACCAACTACATTCACTTATCAAGAACAATATTTGATTGTGGCTTATGGTGATGACCTTGTCGGCACAAATATTTCATCATCACCGACAAGCAAGAATTATTATGGGTTGTACAACAGCGCATCAAACACTTATAGCGCAGTTGCATCAAACTACACATGGTATTTGGCACAACCCACATTTGGCACAGTCAATAAACTTGCATACATAAACCGCACAGGCAGAAAGTTCAGCTTTGGTACTGCACCAGCGGGATATGCATCATCGACTGCGGCTTATGTGCCTACATCCACATTTGACAATTCGCTTTGGTCTGCTTTGCCTGATGGCACAAACTACATTGACCTTGATATTCGTACTGGTCAACTTACGCGCACAGGCACGACCACTGTTGGCTCTGGACAAATTTCCATTACCAATAATCCTGATGGAACAATGGTCGGCTCTCTTGCTCAGTTTTTGAATTTTGGCGGTGCGTCAACTTACACAAGTTCAGTTGCTCAGTTAACGATTGATATTTATGGGCGTGTGGTTGGAGTTATCACGCCTGACAATTTTTATTACACATCAGAAGATTTCACCGCAACTGCTGGTCAAACAGTTTTCACTCCTGCGGCTCGACAAGCTGGATACATCACTGGTCAAGATTTAGTATTCCGAAATGGTTTGTTGTTGGACACAACTGAATACACTGAATCAAGCACAACAGTGACCATGAACACTGCTTGCGTGGTTGGAGAATTTGTTGCGATTGTATCTATGCGTTCTGTGGCGGCATCTATTACTTATGAAGATTTGGGTATTTTGTATTCCAGCGGGACAGGAACGACAACAATGACCTACACTAATCTGCCTCATGCGACTGTTCAAGTCGGTGACAAGATTACATTTACAAACACTGGTACACCAACGCAATACACGGTTTCAAGCATTAATTACACAACCAAGCAGATTGTGTTTACGGCGGCGTTTACTGCAACTGCGGGAAACCTTGTTTATCGCTATCGCGCATCAGCTTCAACATACCCATCATTCAGCCGTTGGACAGCAACACTGACAGCGGCAAGCACATACACGCCGACAGAATTCCAGTTGGTGTCTGGTTCTGAACTGTTGTTTTTAAATGGCACTGTGGTGAATGACCAAGATTATGATTTGGTTGGCAACACGGTTAACAATTTTCCAAGCACAGCAACAGGCAATTTCACCATCATTCAATTTTCACCAAACAATCAAGGTGTGCCAAATGGTTCACCAGCATCGACTTCAACATTCACTGTCAGCGGCACACCAAATTACATATTCTCATATACACCAAATTATTTTGAGATTTATGGAAATGGGTGCTATTACGACCAAGGCACGGATTTCACAACCGCATCAGGCTTGTATACGCTTGTGCCAACCCCGACAAACAATACAACAGTTCTTGTTCAACAAACTTTTAATGGTGCAGGAGTAGCATAATGACGCAAGCGTTCAATCTTTCGCAATTAGCCAACAACGTAAACACCAGTGGTCAGCTTAATGCGGCGGCTGGTCTATATAACCAAACGCCTGTGGCAAACGGCGGCACTGGTGTCGCAACAGTCGCATCAGGTGCAATTCTTGTTGGCGCGGGTACATCAGCAATGACGGCAGTTCCTGCGGCAACAGCAAATAACGTGTTGACAGCAAACGGCACTGCATGGGTATCTTCAGCTTCACAAGGTGGGCCAGCACCTATAGTGCGTGTTTACACATCACCATCGCCTTGGACAAAACCAGCATCACTTAAAGGTGTAAACGTCACATTACTTTCTGGCGGCGGCAGTGGTTCTGTATGGAAGGGCCCTACTACTGGTGGTAATGGTGCAGGAGGGGGTGGTGGCTCAGGAGGAATGGGCGGTATTCCTGCGCCATCAATTCCCGGCCCTCTAACTGTGACTGTTGGTGCAGGAGGTGCGGCGGCAGGGCCGGGTGCATCTAATGCGTATACGCAAGGTAATACTGGCGGGTCAAGTAGTTTTGGCGCATTGCTTAGTTGTACTGGTGGCGCAGGAGGAAGTAACAACAATGGCGGCGCAACTGGTAGTTTTACGCCTAGCCCAACCGCAATAGGATTTAGTGGAACAGCGGGTACGCCTAGTTCTGTTCCAGCTACAGTTTCTGGCGGTGGCGGCAATTCTTTTCAATTATGGGGGTTTGGCGCTTCCCCAACTCCACAAGGGCCTGGCCCTGCACCTATTTCTGGTACAGCTGGCACAGGATATGGTAGTGGTGGTGGTGGCGCACAGTGTACAAACACGCCGGGTTTAGGTACATCAGGCCCCGGTACAGCGGGTTATGTCGTTGTTGAGGAGTTTTATTAATGAAAGCACTTATTTCGCCAAATGAACCAAGACAATCTGGTTATCGTGTTGCTGAAATATCTGAATCAGGATTTGAAGTAGCACCACCATTGTTTTGGGTAGACTGTGCGGATACCGACAAAGCAGACCAATGCTGGTATGACCCAAGCGACCAGACAATCAAAGCATTTGACATTACAGGATAAATTATGTGCGACCAACTCAGCCAATTCGTTGTTGACAAATATGTCCATTTAAAAGAATTTCTTGCCAAAGAATCTTGCGCTGAGTTAACCGCCGAATTGAAGCGATTGGTTTCTGAAAAGCGAACTGTCCAAGATAGTCAATGCCCAAAGTCAGAAGCTGTTCATGGGGCAATGGCATTTGACAAATTGCTGGTTGACTTGTTGCCGCACTTTGAACGTGCGTCTGGTAAACGTCTTTATCCGACATATTCCTATGCTCGCCTATATGCGCCCGGCGAAGATTTAACCATCCACACTGACCGACCATCCTGCGAAATAAGCGCAACTTTGACCCTTGGCTTTGAGGGCGATGTGTGGCCTATCTACATGGGCGATGAGGGTAAGGCTAACCCAAGCAAGATTGACATGGTTGTAGGCGATGCTGTGCTTTACAGGGGCATGGACAAACACCATTGGCGTGAGGTTTACACTGAGGGTAAATGGCAAGCACAGGTGTTTTTGCATTACGTTGATGCTGATGGGCCACACGCTGAATGGAAGTTTGACAAGCGACCGTCACTTAACTTGCCGTCACCAGAAATGCGGCATTGGATTTACAACGACATCCTGACACCTGAAGCCTGTGATTCGCTTGTTAAGTTGTACACACAAGACCGATTGGAAAAAGAACCACCGCACATAGGCAATGGTCAAATTGATACATCTATTCGCAATGTGACCCGTGTGATGTTGCCCACATACAAAGACATTGGCGGTCGGCTTGCGGCGGCTGGTCTATGGGCAAACAAGCAGATGTGGAACTTTGATGTCACCCATGCCAACCAAGCTGAATTCCTTGCATACCCTGCTGGCGGTCGTTATCAGGCTCATGTGGACACATTTCTACAACACGGCGATGAATGCCGTAAATTGACGGTATTAGCGTTCCTGAACGATAATTTCAAGGGTGGCAAGTTCTTCTTGCAGGACGGGCAGAATCGTTACTATCCACCGCAGAGCAAAGGCACTGTGCTGGTGTTTCCATCTTTCATAATGCACGGCGTGGAAGATGTGGAAGACGGGGAACGATTTTCTGTTGTGTGTTGGATGGTAGGCAAATTTTTTAGGTAACGAAATGAATTCACCCGTTGTGGCTGTTCGCAATATCAGCGATGAAGAATTAAAATCCATGTTGCACGAAGCGGCTGAATGGGGCGCAAAACGCGCATTGGCTGACATTGGCTTGCATGATGACGAAGCTGGCTCAGACGTTAAAGAATTGCGCGGCTTGCTTGAAACATGGCGCGATGCAAAGCGCACGGCGTTTAGAACGGCAATAAGCTGGCTGACTAAAGGATTCCTGATTATGATGATTGGTAGCGTCTGGTTTTACGCAAGCAAAAAGGGGTAAAAAATTGACCCTATTACTTTGTTGGTCATGGCAAATAGTTGCGTGGCGGCTATCCGACAAGGTGCGTCACTTTACAAGCAAGCAAAAGAATCTTTCCTTGAAATCAAGTCAACCGCTGATGAAGTGGTCGGCATATATAAGGAAGTTACTGGATTTTGGAGTAACTTTAGTAACTTCTTCAAGCCCAAAAAATCAACGCCCAATCCTGTGGCGAAAGCGCGGAAGAAAGAAAAGTTTGTCGCCTATACCGAAACACAAGCCGCATCAGACATTGTTAAGCAACTGACCGAATTCTTTTCCTTGCAAGACCAACTCAATGCTTATTTGAGGGCTGAAGAATTAAAAGCAGAAGTCTATGACCCAAACATGAGCAATGCTGAAATGATGGGTACGGCAATGAACGTGATTATGTGTAGGCAACAGATGCAAGAATTGGAAGTGACAATTCGTGAAATCATGGTGTATGAAACACCGGGTCTAGCTGACCTATACACCCAGACTTTTGAGTTGCGCGGCAAGATGCAGGAACAGCAAACCAAAGCACGACTCGCACAAGAAGCACAAGACAGGCGGGACTCATGGCTACACAGGGAAAAAGAAAAGAACCTCAGATTAAAAATAGCGTACCTTTTAGCAACGGCGTTCCTGCTCCTGTACGTTTGGCTGTGGCTGATACTCCTCAATCGGTGGCAAAAGACATAATGGGATGGGTTGCAATGTGCATCTGCATAGGGTTATTGCTTCCCTTGCTTGGATTTCTGTATGTGGATATATTGACTGCAAAGAAAGACGTTCAGATTGAACTGGTCAAAATTCAAGAGTTACGCAGACAGATTGAGCAAGAAAAACGCGAGGTGTCAAAATGAATGTAATTGATTTATTAATTATCAGTATGCTGGTGGTTTTAATTTTTACAAACAAGGGGTAATCATGGATTGGCTTAAACAAATTGCACCGACAATCGCAACCGCTTTAGGTGGGCCATTGGCAGGGCTTGCCGTGGACGCAATCAGCAAGGCTGTAGGCATAGACCCCAAAGACGTTACAAAGACCATCAGCGAGGGTAAATTAACTGCTGACCAGATTGCACAGATTAAGACTGCTGAACTTGCTATGGCGGCACGAGCGCAGGAACTTGGTCTAGACTTTGAAAAGATTGCTGTTGATGACCGTAAGTCAGCGCGGGAAATGCAAGTTTCAACTCAGTCTTGGATACCCGGCGGGATGGCAATTATTGTCACCTGTGGATTTTTTGGTATCTTGATTGGCTTGATGACCGAACACTTCAAGACCAGTGATGCTTTGATGTTGATGCTTGGTTCGCTTGGCACGGCGTGGACAGGCATCATAAGTTTTTATTATGGCTCGTCTGCTGGCAGTCAGAAAAAAGACGAATTGCTTCATCAATCCAGCCCAACAAAGTGAGGTTGCCATGCGTACCAATTTTGATGTTGCACTGCTGAAATTATTGGTTCATGAGGGCGGCTTTGTTAACCATCCAGCCGACCCCGGCGGCATGACCAATCTTGGCGTGACCAAAAAAGTGTGGGAAGAATGGCGCGGTCAACCAGTTGATGAAGCTGAAATGCGAGCATTAAGCCCTGAAAAAGTTGCGCCGCTTTACAAAGCCAAATATTGGGACATGGTGCAAGCTGACCGTTTGCCGCATGGCGTGGATATGTGCGTGTTTGATTGTGCAGTCAACAGTGGCGTGAAAAGGGCATCAAAACTGCTTCAGAGGGCTGTCGGCGTGGATGATGATGGAGTTATAGGTCGCGCAACTATGGCGGCTGTAGAAGCCTTAAATTCGGAAGAAGTCATTGACCGATTTTGCGCTGAACGGCTGACGTTTCTGGAATCTCTCCCAACCTTTGCAACCTTTGGCAAAGGCTGGACACGGCGGGTTGCTCAGGTGCGTGAGGAATCACAGATTCTGGCTTAACTCTGCCAATCTGCAATCCAGTTGGCAAGCAGACAGCAAACGCCAACGGTGACCGCACCGCCAAGCATTAAAACAAATACCAGCACCAGAAAATCCATCATTTTATTTTCCTTGATAAAGCCTTGGAATAAATAAACACTTGATTCTTTTCGTTGATGTCGCGGTTATCCTGCTTGCGCTTGGCGTATTCCTCGCCCTGCTTAAGCCGTTTCATTTTGATGTCGCGTGTCCAGATGCTTTTGCCTGTGTAATCAAATGCTGTGGTCATGCTTCACCTCTGGCTCTGATGGCGGTGGCAATCGTGCTACCTATAACGCCAAAGCTGTGTTCAGCAACCTTTGCACAGGCTTCACGTTCTTTTGCGGTTGCAAGGTCATAAAAATTCCTCAGAGCTTGATGAAAAGAAACATTGATGTCTTGATACAGACCAGCCTCTCTTGCCATCTCAATGATTTCTTGTGTCATGCTTCACCTCTGGCTCTAATGGCAACGGCAACTTCTTTCAAGGGTTGGTCATCAACATCTTCTGCAATGCACCGCGCTTCAATGTCATCAACCACTTTTGCACAGGCTTCACGTTCTTTGGCGGCTATCAGTTTGGCAAACTCTGTTAATGCGTCCATGTATATTCCATCGCGATTACCTGTTGTCACAAGGCGGCATTGAATTGCAAATCGAATAATTTCACCTTGAGCAGATTCTTGCTTTCTCATTTTTTCAGCAGCTTTTTTGACTGCGTTGATTTCATCTTGTTTCATAAGGATACTTCCATTAACTTATTAAAAGATATTGGAGCGTGTTTTGCTCCATGAACATGATTTCCATTAAGAGGAGGGCGCAATATGTGAATATACAAAGATTCAAGCTTATCAAGCATTTCTTTTTCACAAGGTATAAATGCAAAACTTTCAAATACTTTGTCTTGATGCGATGAAATTCTTGAATAGACATTGACTGATTGACCAACGTAAACCACTCTATTGCCATCAATCAAAAAATAAATACCTATTGCCATTGACCAAGTATTTGCCGCTTTGACAATTTCTTGTTCATTTAACAAAGCTTTATTTGTCAAAGTCATTGCAGTTGTATTGACAAGCTCAAGACGTTTCAATTTTGATAAACGGTCTTCAAATGCTTTTATTTCCTGTTTCAAAATATTTCTTTTATCCAAGTCTAAAAGCTCAATTGCTTTGCGTTCTTGTATATTTTTTTGTCGAGTTGCTACAGATTTTGCCGCAATCGCTTTTCGTTCTTCTTGAGTTCTGCTTTGCATCCAGTTACTCATTTTTTCATCCTTTGATATGTAATTATTAAACTGTCCAATGTGTCTTTGCCAAAACTTGTAAGCTTCATGGTTTCACGCACAACTTCATCAATGACTTGATTCCGCAAATCATCATAAAACTCTTGTGATGATTTTGGCGCAATCGGTTCTGTCGGTTTATTGAATTCACTCATAGCAATCCCCATCCAAACATAAAAAAGAAACTGTAAATCTTGCAAATGATGCCAATAACAATAGCCCAAAACAAGGAAGTCAAGATTGTGATTGCGTGTCTCATTTGAGAAACTTATCCCGTGCTGGCTTGAATGCTTGCCTAAATTCAAAGAAACTGGCGTGAGCAGGGTTGATGAGAGCAAACAACCGACCAAGGTAAGGAATGATGTTGTTGTTAATTTTCCAGCCCGTGTCGGGGTTTTCTGCAAGTGCTGAATGGTGGCGCAAGACTTCCACAATAACTCGCGCAGAATAGTGTTTAAAGCCTTTCCTGAGTACTTTTAAGGCTTCAGCTTCAAAGGCCATCCAGATATGATGATTCTCAGGAAGCCATTCAAGGAATTCGGCACTAAACTGATCCTTGTTTTCAAATGCAACGTCTTCAGTGGATGCTTGAAACAAATCAAAATTTTTCATGTTCACTCCAATACTTTATAACCGCGACCGTTAAGGCAAGTCTTAACAATTGCTTGTCGGCGTTGATAAGCTGACCATGCGCCTGAGCCACTGCCCACAATTGCGCCTGACGCGAGTCCTGCGCCAGCGGCGTTATGGACAGGCATTCCTGTTTTGCTGGCAATCCATGCACTGAGCAAGGCTGATGCCGCACCTTGGATGGCGGCTGACTTTGCCATTTCGGTAGGGACATGAACTTCCTCTGAAATGCGTTCGCATTCCATTTGATCGAGGTAGATGTTGCCGGGTGTTGTGCTGAACTTTGGATCAATGATGATCTTGTTCGCGCATCCGACCAGCAATAAAAGCAAAATATATTTCATGTCAAACCCTCATTTCGCGTTTTTGAGTACGAGTCAAGCCAAGATGAAAAACACTTGACACTTTTTTGTTGACCCGTGTTCTGTACCGTTTTGAATTGGCATGAGGATTTGCTTTTGGCTTTTTGACATCAGGCAGATCACCCAAGGCATAAACAGAGCGGGGATACCGCCGCTGGTTTTCATGCTCATGGATGTATCTAACCTTGTAAATCCGCTTAGGAAGATGTGGCGATTCCTTGTTCATGCGAGAAAGCACCGCGCCGCCTTGTCTACGATCAATATCCAATTCATCGCAGATTTCGGCTGAAGTCAATTCACCGTGCTGGCGCAAAAGCCGTTCAATCTTGGCAACCAAGACCCCATAAGCCAGCTTCATATCTTGGACTCCAGAATGCGGCGCAATTCTTTTTCTTTAATTTCAACTTCATCCAAGAACTTGATCACTTCAAATTCAAGGGCGGCAATATATTCATTGTCACGTTCAACCGTCTGAATGAACAATTGCAATCCTGCGGGACAGCGGGGATCAAATGACACATAGTCCACCCATTTTCTGCCTGTTACCGCCATTTGCCACATCATTTGATCTTTATAGACTTTGGCAATAGGTTGACCCAAAAACATATTCAAGTGGTTTTTCGTCATGGGGCATTTGATTTCAACCATGCCCTCACCGTCACCGCCCACAAGGCCATCAGGGCTTGCTGAAGACATCGCAATGCGCGGGTGGTCAATAGACCCTACCTCAGTCACTAGAACGCCCATATGAGCTTCGTAGGCACTGCGAGCGTACTCCTCCTGATCAACACCCCACTGCATGGCTGGCGAGCTAAAGCTGACCGTATTGATGCCTGTCAGACGCTCCACGACCAGTTGGAACATATAGTCATCGCGGGAAGCGGCATAACCTGTCTTTGTTTTGGCGACTATGTCAGAGATGCGTGAGCCAGTGGCCTTGCCCAGACGGGCGGCAAACCATTCAGGTGTTTGCTGTTTCATGCTTTTGCTCCTAATTTGGCTTTCATGTCATCTTTGGCTTGAATAAAGCGGTTTTGTGTTTTTTTGTCGTTATCTGCCGCCTTGTAAGCATCGCTATATGCCTTGGTCAATTCAGCAATGGTGGTGGCATCAAAGATTGCGGTCAGATGATCGGCAAGAATATTTGCTGGCATACCGTGACCAACTTCAAAACTTTCATCATCGGAATCAGGCTCGCCCTCTAAGGGGATTGCAAACGACTGAAAGCAAGCGTATTTGTATGCGCTGGACATGGCCTTGTTGGTAGCCTTGTCGCCTGAATCCATTGCTTCACCGTAGGTTTTGACAGTGTGCTTAGACCCGTCTTCCACGGCAACAAAATCAAATTCAGCTTCCACTGTCACATAGAACAAAGCACCGCCGCTTTTTGATGTTCGTTCTTCGCATATGCGTGAAATCATTCTAGGCAGAATGCATAAGCCATGATCAGCCAGTAGTGGCGCAATAGCGTTATAAACGTCATCAATGCCACGAAACTTGAATCCTGCTCCTTGGCTATTGGTACGAGTCTTTGCTATGCCTGTCTTCGCCAATGCGCCTTGCACGGCATTAATCGCTTGATAAACTTTCATATATTTCTTTCAGAGTTGTAATGTGTTGTTGTTGCATTTGCATAATCTCATTGCACAGGATCATTACCTGACCCTCAAGTAAGCCCACATGAAATGCAAGCCTGTATCGAGGTTCAGCGTCATGTTCAGCCGCCAATTGCTTTAACCTGTTGATGATTTCTTCGGCGTTCATTTGAGTCCCATCAATGATTTGACAAGCACCAGCAAACCAATGATGTAGATGACCATAGGCAAATGGCTTACTGGCTTAATGCCAAGCAAAATGCCTTGCCAGAATTCTTCATCGCGTGACATTTGCATTGGCTGGCGCGGCACATAGTACTGGCCTATTCTCAAGCCACTTTTAGTGGTAAATGGCAAATTACCCATTGTGACTCGCCCATCTATCGTAGTCGGATTCTCTACGTTCTTCTTCGCAGTGCTTTCTCCAACGATATGCAACTTCGGTTTCAATTTGCGCGGTGTCTTTTTCGGTGATGACATTTGATACCTCCAATCCATCTTGAAAAACTTCGATCTCAAATTCGGCGTTCAAACCGACATCTTCATCCTCATCGACAAAGTTGTAAACCACTGTGACATCTGCGCCACTCGCAAGCTGGTGTGTAAATGAACAGGTCATGATTTTCCCTCTTGCATTTGTTTTTTCATTGCTTCAACCATCCGCTCAAATTGCCATGTCAACACATCAAAATAAGCATTTTCAACAGTTTGATCGGTAATTTTTTGTTCAATGTTGACGGCCTTAAGAGGGTCATCATCTATTTCATACGTCAATCTTATTGTCCAAGTCATGCTTCCCTCGCTTTGAGCATTGCATCTGCTACTTTGTATGACATTTCTGAAATTACATCTTCATCAAAACCATCAATCAATTGCCGACTCATGTAACCTTGCAAAGCTTTTGCCGCAAAGTAGTCCCGCAATGTCATGCCTGATATATGCGTACCTAGAGTTTGTACCCCGTGGTTGTGTAGCGGAAATGCAGGTGGGTTGTATGGTTGATTCATATCTTGTCCTGTGTTGTTGAGAGCGTTCAGTATAAGCCAGCTTGACACTTGTGTGCAATAACCACATAGTAAGCTAGGTTATCACCTGATAAGCTGGCTGTACTATAATTTTTGCATGGACAAACACACCGCAATCAAAAAAGCAGGGGGCGTAACCGCTCTTTCAAGGCTATTGGGCATCAGTCGTTCTGCGATCTATATGTGGGATGGGTATGTGCCTGAAGCAAGGCTGTGGCAGTTGAGGGCTTTGAAGCCTGAATGGTTTGTGGTATGATTTTGTGAAACGCTTGGCGGCGTTACTCGCAATAGGGTTACACATGCTGTCTGCTGGTATTGCGCCAGTCCGCCAACATCCGCAAGGATGAGACAGCAGGTGTAGCCCTTTTTTTTGGGCCAAAACATGAGCAAATGGAAAGAATACAAGCTATTTCCAAATCCAGATAAATTGCCAAACAAACCTTGTGTTTATGCAATATATTTTGGCAATGATTTAGTTTATGTAGGTCAATCGAACAGTTTAAGCAATAGATTTTCTGGTCATGCGTTTCGATTTGGCTATGCAAAAAATATCCACACACCTTGGCAAGATTTGCCAATGTCAACAGCCATAAGGATAAAAGCTAAATTCTCTGAAAAGTTAGGTGATTGGGCAATGTGGGAAATTCGTTTAATAAGACGACTAAAACCAATTCATAACACTCATCATTGTAATAAACGTAAAGAGGTTTGTTATGAGAATTAAAAACTGGAACAAGTTTCAGCACTTTAAAGACAGAAAACCGCCTTGGGTTAAGTTGTACAGAGATGTTCTTGATGATCTTGAATGGTATGAATTAGACCCGCTTGCTAGCAAGGTGCTAGTAATGTGCTGGCTGATTGCTAGCGAAGATGATGGAAATCTACCGTCAACAAAAAATCTTGCATTTCGTTTAAGAATGACAGAAAAGCAAACTAATGATTGCTTAAACAAGTTGTCTCATTGGCTGGAACGCAGTGATATCAATGCGATATCAGAGCAATATCAAAGTGATAGTCTAGAGACAGAGACAGAGACAGAGACAAAGAAGAGACAGAAAGCAACTGTCGTTGCTACGCCTGACGGCGTTTCACAATCGGTGTGGGATGACTTCAAAACCTTGCGTAAAGCCAAAAAAGCACCGATTACCCAACGTGCTGTTGATGGCATCATTGTTGAAGCAAACAAAGCTGGTTGGTCGCTGGAACAGGCTTTGACCGAATGCGTGGTGCGCGGATGGCAGTCATTCAAGGCTGAATGGGTTGCTGACAAGCCTAAACTGGTCAACAGGTTTGATGTTGCCACTACCACCGTGCCGTCAAAGCAAGGACTTGATCCAGCCTTGGTCAAACTTAACCAAGACAAGCTGAAAGTCGTGCCTCCAAGTCCAGAGATTCTGGCAAAACTTCAAGCATTGAGAGTAAAAACATGACAAGATCACACGCAATCCGAATGTTGCTGAGTTTTGAGCCGCATTCCCACAAAGAACTCAAAGAAATCACAGGATGGGAGGGCATACGCCTGACCAAAGTCCTGCAATACATGGAGTTCCAAGGCCACATCGAAAGGGCTGACCGCAAATGGAATTTGACCTTGAAAGGCTTCGAGAATCTGAAGCGCGTGATTGGAACAGAAGATTTAAACAAAAGGTTCGAGAGCTTGGTCGAAGCGCGGCAATTCATTGGTGGAATGCAATCCTTGCTGACATCGAGCGAAAGCGCGGTCGTGTGATGGTCGAAGAATTGAAGATGCGAATGAAAAGGAATCAGGATGAGAGCAAAAAAGGTTGATCTAAACCAAATGGAAATTGTTGCCACGCTCAGGAAGATTGGTGCAACGGTGCAAAGCTTGGCATCGGTCGGCAATGGTTGTCCTGACCTACTAGTCGGCTTTAATGGCATTAATTACCTAATGGAAATCAAAGACGGTGACAAAATGCCAAGCGCACAAAAACTCACGCCTGATCAAGTTAAATGGCACATTGAATGGCGCGGTGAAGTTCATATTGTCAGATCAATATATGACGCATTTGAAGTACTGGGGTTTGCATGAATCCATATGAAATAAAAGAACCAACTGTAATCAGTTTTTCAGGTGGTCGTACAAGCGCATTTATGTTATTTAAAGTAATTGAAGCTGGCGGTGGAAAATTACCAGAAGAAGCAATAGTTTGTTTTGCTAATACTGGAAAAGAAGATGAAGCCACACTTCGATTTGTTCAAGCTTGTTCTAATAACTGGAATGTTGAAATTCATTGGGTTGAGTTTCGTGATGTAGACCCGGCTTTTGAACGTGTGACATTTGAAACACCCAGCAGAAATGGTGAACCATTTGAAGCATTGATTAAAAAACGCAATTATTTGCCAAATCCAGTAACAAGATTTTGCACAGCAGAATTAAAAATACGCACAATCCACAAATATTTGAAATCTTTGGGATGGGATCACAATGAAAACATGGATTGGGTTGGCATGAGGGCTGATGAACAACGCCGCGCCGCCAAAATTTCTGACAAATCAAGAATTCCATTGGTTACTGCTGGCGTGACCAAAGAAACCATTGGTGAGTTTTGGCGCAATCAATCATTTGATCTTGAATTGCCAAACATGAATGGTGTCACTATGCATGGAAATTGTGATCTTTGTTTTCTCAAAGGTGGCGCACAAGTTTTATCTTTAATTGCAGAAAAACCTGAACGTGCAATCTGGTGGGCAAAAATGGAAAGCACATCATTAGCTTCTAAACCAAGTGGTGCATTATTTCGTTCTGACCGTCCATCCTATGCTTCTATGATGAAATTTGCGGCAGAACAACGAGATATGTTTGACCCAAATGAAGAATCAATTTCTTGTTTTTGTGGGGATTAAATGATTCATAAATTGTACGAAGTCAAACAAGCCCACGCACTTTTCATCACCCTGTGGGAAAAAGTCAAGGCATCGCTGGAAGCTGGCAACAAGCTTGAAATTGAAGTCAAGCCTGAAAACAAGTCCCGCGAGCAGGAAAAGCTTTACCACGCAATCATTGGCAAGATCACTAAACAAGCCGAACACGCTGGCGCAAAATGGGATTCCGAAAGCTGGAAACGATTTTTGTTGGATCAGTTTGCTGAAGAGACTGACCGTCCTGCTGGGAAGATTGCACCTAGCCTCGATGGCAAACGCATTGTCCAGATTGGCTTGCTGAGTCGGGAATTTAATAAAGAAGATGCTATGGAATTCACAGAATGGCTCATGGCGTGGGCGGCAGAGCGAGGATTTGAAATATGAGAAAAATGTGCAAGCGAAAAGTCTGGAACAAGGTTAATCCAATTGAATTTGCAATCACGGGCGCGGCGATCACCGCCGAAGATAAGCTTGACAGGCTCAGAATGGGCGAATTAAGCGCAATTGAGTCGATGGTTAAGGGTAATGCCACTACCGCCGATTGGAGAGCCTTGGTGGATATGCTGAACATTGCTGAAACAATGAGTACAAACGGCATTGGCATTGAAGTGCTGGAAGTCTGTCAAGTTGTTCAAAAGGAAATGGAAGCCGCCGCCCACAGGTACGAAAAAACCCGCAAGATGGGACTAACAGGCACAGGAATCCGGTACATCAAAGAACTTTATGCCCTACATGACCTACAGCGCACCAGCATCAGTCGGTCGGAATATGAGCGGATGATCGAAAAAACCATCAATTACATTCGGTCGAACAACCACAAAGTCGTTCACATCACATGATTCATTATCACGGGACACCAATCAGTCCCATTAAAGCAATTCAAACAATGGCGGGAAAAAACTTTTGTATTTCCTATGCCAGACCAGATGATTTGCAAAGATGTCTAAAAATTGGTCAATCTTTGATGTTGGACAATGGTGCATTTAGTGCAAAAACAAGAGGATTGGAATTTGATTTGCATGGATTTTATCAATGGGTTGAGCCTTTATTGGCTCATCCACATTGGGCGGTAGTACCTGATGTGATTGATGGAACTGTTGACCAACAAAAAGAAATGACAAAAACATGGCCTTTTCGCAAAGAATTTGGCATTCCTGTGTGGCATTTGGGGTTGCCAATCAGCTACTTGATTGAACTTTGTGACCAATGGGGACGGGTTTGCTTTGGGTCTGCTGGCGAATATTGGCAAATTGGCACATCCAAATGGTGTGGGCGCATGGATGAAGCGTTTAATGCCCTTGTTCAAGCCTATGGGCGACAAATTCCTTGGGTGCATGGTATGAGAATGCTTGGGCAATCTGCCGGGCCTTGGCCTTTAGCAAGTGCTGATTCCACCAATGTGGCTGTTAATCATTCTGGAAATTTAGAATGTGCTGGATGTATGGCAAAACGTATTGATTCAACTAACCCGCCAACTTTTTGGAAAAGCAACCCATTACAGGAGACTTTATGTTAATTTTTGCAGTTTTAATTTATGCTTCAGCGATTGTTTTGGCAAATTATTTGGTTTTATTATTTGGGCCAGCAATTACGCCAATTAACGCATTTGTTTTTATTGGTTTAGATTTGGCTTTGAGAAATTGGTTAAATTTGCAACTTAACAAATGGCAAATGGGGGCAATGATATTTGGTACTGGTGCAATTTCTTATGCCTTGAATGACACCATGCAAATAATTGCCATTGCTTCTGCTGTGTCATTTACTTTGGCATCATTGGTTGATTGGATGGTGTTTAATAAAATTAAAGGCGAATGGTTAAAACGTGCCAATATTGCAAATACTGCTGGCGCATTGGTCGATTCAATAATATTTCCTACAATCGCTTTTGGTGTGTTAATGCCTGAAATTGTGGCTTTACAATTTTTTGCAAAAACATTTGGTGGAATGATGTGGTCTTTTATTTTAAAAAAATATGTATCCAAAATTTCAATATTGGCGCAGTAAAAAGCACCTGAAGAACGTGGCATCCCTGCCATGCCAGCATTGTGGAGTTGAGGGGTACACCCAAGCGGCGCACAGCAACATGGCGATACATGGCAAAGGCAAGGCAATCAAGGCATCGGACGAATTCACGGTTGCTTTGTGTTCCAGTTGCCATCACACGCTGGACGCTGGAAATAATCTGACAAAAGAAGAAAAACAGCAAATGTGGTGGAACGCTTTTCGCAATACATGGTTAGAATTGCTGGACAGAAACTTGGTTGTTCCTGATTTGCCGATTCCAAAGCAAGAGGAATGACCGCCAAGATGATCGGGAATTGCTCACTGTAAAAGCTTTTGAGGCCAACCAGTTCCCGACCATGTTGGTGAAAGGGGTAACGCCAGTGGACGCATTGGCTATGTCGCATCGTGAGGGCATTGCGGCTGATATAACCTGCCAGAACTCCTGTCAGAGGGAAGCACCCTGCTGGCGATTGGGCCACCAACAACCTACACGCATGGGGATTGACTGGTTCATGTGGTTGCCGCTGAAGGGCTTGCGCCACCTCTGGTAATTCCTCACCAGTCCCCAGCCGTGTTGGTGAAAGCGGATGCTGATGAAAAGCCGCAAGAGCAGAATGTTGCGCCTCTGCCCCAGACGTAGCGAGTAGCCAACAACCCACACGATTGAAGATTTCTGAAAAGCCGCCATAGAAATAAATGGTCTGGCACGAGACTAATAATCTTAGGAGGAGTCTTCAGCCGTGTTGGTGCATCAACCAAGCAGGGTAAAGCCTGACAAGCTATCCGAGTGAAAAGCCCTCGGAGCCAACACGCATGGGGATTGACTCTAGGGACTACTGGGGTAGCGCAACAGTCCTCATACTTGTTGGTGAAAGCGGATGCTGAAGGATGGCCTAGACCGCCACGTTGCTTAATTGTCAACCAGAAGTAGCGAGTAGCCGACAACCTATTGCGGGGTGGAGAAGTAGTAACTCGCTTGGCTCATAACCAAGAGATCGCTGGTGCGAATCCAGCTCCCGCTACCACACAAAGGAGCAATCATGGTCAAATTTACCGCCTCAGTAGAGCGCAAGGAAGCACAGGGAAGCGATCCCCTCATGCAGTTTGTCATGTGTATGCTCCACGCCCGAACCAACGCTCATTTGCAACACTGGATGACCGCCAGCAGGAGCGACCATCAAGCCTTAAATTTTTTCTATGACGGGGTGGTTGATATTTTGGACAATTTTGTGGAGGCATTTCAGGGTCAATACGGCAAGCTTCATGATGTCATTGACGGCTATGTCTTCCCCACTGGCAAACCGCTGGACTACTTTGTCGCCTTGGCACAGGAGATCGACTTACTCAGGAAAGAAGCTGGCTTTCCACAGGAATCATGGCTTCAGAATATTGTTGACGAATTGCGCGCGCTGGTGTCGCAGACCATCTATCAACTGCGCGAACTGAAGTAAACCATGCCGCTCAGAAAGACTCAGCAAGGCTGGATGTGGGGGAGCAAAGGCCCGTTCCCCACAAAAGCCAAAGCTTTGTCTGTCGCCCGTGCCGCTTACGCCAGCGGATATAAAGGTGAAGACGCAAAAAATATTTTTCAAATTTTAATAACTGAGTCTGGAAAAAAAGTGTTTCCCAGCGGCAGGGCGTAAGCCAAAAAATCGATTTCAATTTTTTTTTTCAAGAATGCGTAGTTGGCTTTTGATTTTCCTACCCTACGATTATGCTTTTGATAATAAAAATAAAGTAAGGAAAAAGTACTAAGAAAATGCAATATTACAATTTATATAAGTTACAATATATATTAATTATAAATTATATAAATCATAATCTAGTAATAAATCATTACAGCAAAATCAATCCCAGCCCAGCCAGCACAGGATCAGACCCAGATCAGGATCAGATCAGACCCAGCCCAGCCATTGATCTAGACCCAGATCAAAGCCTTAAACCCCAGCCAGACATTACTAGGTTTTCAAATCCAGATCAAAGCCAGCCCAAAGCTTTAGATAATCCCTTTTGATCAGATCAGCCTAGATTTGACTAAACCTAAAGCCAGCCTTAAAGCCAGCCCTAAGCCAGCCACAAGGTAAGCTTTAAGCCAGCCCAGCCAGACAGCCAGCAAATCAGCCAGCCAGACCAGCACAGCCAGACCCTAGACCAAAGCTTCAAATCAGCCTAAAAAGCCGCTTGAAGTGAGTACTCACTTACAATCCAGATTAAAAAATAAGCCAGCCTAAGCTGACTTACTTATAAATTTAGACTATCAATTCAATAGATTAACTGTGCCATCAATCAGCATCCAGAATTCAGATTCATGAATAAATCGGTATTGATCAGAATCAGAGAATAGGGCTTTTTCTTGTGCTTTGTCCAGTGGCACAATTTCAAGCCTACCAGAGTCTGGGAAATAGTCAACGACAGCCCAAAGCCCAGACACATCATCAAGCCTTACACCATACCCAGCAATTCCAGATTCACATAATTGAAATTTATTATTCATGATATATCCTTTTGATTGATGTCTGACAGAATTAATTCTATTTGCTTGAATTGATCAGGGCTGATATCAAGCCATACCGTTGATCCTTTTGCTGAATGAATCTTGATGCTGATCTGACCATTTAAGTGGCTGGCTGTGCTTTCCTGATTAATGGGAAATGGTGCTACTTTGAATAGTTGAGAGTCAATAAAATTCATGCTGTCAGCTCCTTTTCTGTGATTTCATCTTTTATAATTTCGATAATTTCATTGATCGAATACCCTGAGAATCTACGAGAATTTTCAATATCCCCATCAGTCCAATAAGCATAAATTGTTTCACTATTGATATGAATATCAATAATAAACCCTTTATAATTTTTAGTTATATTTTTATGCATAATGAATTCCTTTTATCTGAGTAAAGCCAGAATAATCTTTTTTGGCTTTTCCTTTTGCATATAAACCAACAACAACAGCTCTAGGCTCAATATGTCTGACATCAGTATTATCCCCATCGATTACAGACCAGCCATTAAAAGATAATGGTATATCGGCCTTTTTCATAAATACGACAGCCACTCTAGAATTGTCTGGATTGAGTAAACCCTTATGAGTAATTTTTTCTGGGGTCAAAGCTGAATAACTATAGGTCAGATCATAATTCCCGATAGTCTTACCCTTTAGATTCCTAGTAGGAATTTTAGTGTAGTCATAAAATTGAGTATCTGGGAATTCCTGAAATATATTTCGACCAGATACAATAATTAAATTCTCATATAAGATATCTGATGTGCCATTTAATCGAACTAAAGGAATCAATCCTAATCTTTCAGCTTTACGGGTCAAAGCCCAGACATCAGCACAGACAGACAGCAAAAAAGCCCTTTGATTCTCATAAAAGAATTGAGTCTTCGACTGTCTAGCCTTTTGCACTGAATTAAAAGCACCCCTACCTGAACTTTTCAGACAAGGTATCATGCACCCAGCCAGTTCAGCAAAAGGACAAAGCTTTGCATCAGGTACAAGGTAAATAATTCCAGTTAAAAAGCCGATTAATTCTCCTTTGATGGTTTTCGTTGATGATTCCCCTAGAATTGTCTTGTAAGGTAATCCCTCAGCCTTAAGAATTGCTTTATATGGATTATTCATAATTAACCCCTATAAAATAAGAAAAAGGCCAGCATTAAACCAGTGAAAATAGCCGCTAAAGTATCCAAAATATCATCTTTTTTCATGTCATATCCTTTAAAAAATACACCAGGAATCCAGTGCATACCTATATATTCGGCTTATGCACATAGAAAACCATTAGGATAAACCCTTAGATTAAAGGAAATATCAATGCCATCAGTACCTAAAGCAGTTAAATGTGAAGCTTTACAGTGCAAAGCCGATAGACTGGCTGGATCTGCTTATTGTGAGAATCATGGATCAAAGCATAAGATCAGCACCGATAGGATCAGATCCAATAATGAATACAAGCTTAGGGTCTGGGAATCCATCAGGATCAAGCAATTGTCAACACAGCCACTTTGCCAGTGCTGTCTACTCAATAAGCAGATTACCCCAGCAATTGCAGTTGATCATGTCTTCAATTGGAAAGCCATCAGTCTGGATGCATTCAGAATTAATTTATTCCAAAGCTTATGCATAAGCTGTCATAGTCTAAAGACAGCACAAGAGAAAAAGGGTATTTTTTTGCATTATGACGTTTACCAGGTCAATGAATACACCATACAAGACTATAGCCAAACAATGGCACATCTTTATAGATAACCCCAGCCAGACCATCAGGATCAGGATTAAACCCTGATTAAACCCTGATCAAGCCCAGCACATAAGCCAGCCAGTGCCATAAGCCCAGCACAGCCCAGCCTAAGCCACTGGCACAGCCTGAAAACCAGCCAGATCAGCCAGCACAGTCCAGATCAATGACCAGATCAGCCTAAATCAACCCTGATCAGCCTATAAACTAGTACTATTCCATTCTATTCTATCAATTCAAGCAATATCCACAATAAATAAATTAATTATTTACATCTACCTATTGCCGACTCAAGGCAAAAACTAGTACTCACGCAGTACAAAAGAAACTAAAATGCGCTGTTATGGCCCAGGAGCAGGCGCGGGGTCAATTTCCCACCAATCCCATCTTCTAGGGGGTGTAACGTAGGCATCCGATGGGCATCAGGGATGGTTTTTTGCGTAATCTGTCAAATTGGCTTATCATTTGGTTATGAAAAAAGCACCTCGACAAATTTTGGGCTACCTTGAGAATCCGAACACATGGGATCGAAAGGCTTTTGAGACTGCCATCAGGCAAGAATTGGAAATCAACAAGGGCGACCTGTCGGCATCTGACGAATTGATGATTGGTATGCTGGTGATGACCACGCAAACCTTGCTGGACTCGCACACCGTAGTGAGTACTGAGGGTTACATTTATGAATACAACTCTGGTGCGGCGGTATCGGCTCACATGAAAGTCAGAACTGAATGTCTGGACAAGATTGTCAAAATCCTCAAAGAACTTGATGTTCTTGGCAGGGTGAGCAAGAAAGCATCGGACGTAGATGAGCTATTCGCTATTACTTGAGCCAGCGTTTCGGTATGCAAGTTCGGTAACCAGAGGAGACATTCAGGCGTGTGAGGATGTAAAGCTGGCTTGTCAGCGATTTCTTGACATGGTGGAGCGCAAGGATGCGCCATACGAGTTTGTGCCATCTAAGGCCGAACACATTCTTAAATTTGCCAAGTTCTGTAAGCACGTTAAGGGCGCAGACGCTGGAAAAACAATTGAGCTTCAACCATTCCAGATTTTATTTCTGGCTGGCATTTATGGATTCCGCGACAAGAAAGATCACAGCAAACGGTGGGTGACTGATGTCATATTGTTTGTTCCGCGCAAGTCTGGCAAAACCACTTTGGCTTCCATCATTGGTTTGTTTGAACTGATGTTTGGTGACGCTGGCGCGGAAGTGTTCACGCTGGCGACATCTAGGGAACAGTCTTCAATTTGCTTTGACTCGTCTAAGGCCATGATTGAGGGCATGGACAAAAACCTTGCGTCCAAATATGTGGTGTTCAGGAATGAGATCAAGAAATTCGGTGATTCGACTTCGACCTACCGTGCGCTGAGTCGGGAAAACCGAAAGACGGGTGACGGCAAAAATCCATCTTGCGCCATGATTGATGAGGCGGCGCAAATCATTGAACGGTCTTCAATTGAGGTGTTGCATTCAGGCATGGGAGCGCGAAAGAATCCTTTGCGCCTGTACCTGACCACCGCATCATTCACCAAGGACACCAAGTTCTTTGAGGACTTGTCGCACTTCAAGTCGGTGTTGCGGAACGCCGCTCATGACACATTCCACTGGTTTGGTTTGCTTTACAGCGTGGATGCGGGTGACCAATGGAGTGATCCTGCGGTCTGGGGCAAAGCTAATCCCATGCTTGGTATTTCGGTGACCACCGCGCACATTCAGCACATGGCTGACGAGGCCAACAACAAGCCAGCAAGCTTGAACGAATTCCTGTGCAAGCAGTTGAACATCTATGTGTCGGCAAACTCAGCTTGGGTTGACCGCCGATATTGGGATGAGTCAGAAGCCAAGCTTCCAGAAGATAAGCCTGAAGCCACGTTTGTGGCGTTTGACTTGGCACACAGCAGGGATTTGAATGCGGTTTGTACGCTTCACAGGTACGGTGAGGAAGATTTGTATGCACAGTTCCAATTCTTCATGCCAGAGGATTCGATTGACCTGATTCCGAATCACTATCTGCCGATTTACCATCAGGCGGTGAAATCGGGCATCCTGCGGCTCACGCCCGGCAATGTGACCGACCTAAATGAAATCGAACATTTCGTCACCAACCAATGCAGTATTCATGATGTCAAAGAAATTGGCTATGACCCGTACAACGCCGCCGCGCTGGTAGCAAACCTGTTTGGCTCAGGGCTACCCGTCAAAAAAGTCGGTCAGGGCATGGCGGTCTTGTCAAATCCATCGAAAACCGCTGAACAATTGATCCTGAAGAAAGGCATTAAGCATGACGGCAATCCCTTTGTTGGATGGCAATTGAGCAATTGCGAGGTGTACACAGATGTGAACGGCAACGTAAAAGTGAGGAAAAATGAAGCTGATCCATCAGCAAAAGTGGACGGGATCATTGCTTTGATCATGGCTTTGCACTGTCATTTGGACAATGTTTTTGTCAATGATTCCTATGGATTTAGATTGTTTTAAGTGATATAGTCACGAAAACAGGAGTTTTACCAATGGGAATCCTAGACGTTTTTAAACGTAAGCCCACGCAGAAAGAGAGCAACACGCTCTTTGGACAAACTGCCCTTGGCAATAACGTGGTTTATCAGGGCAACAATAAAAATGCCACTGTCAACACTCAGATTCTTTATGTAACCACCGCGAGTTCGACCAATGCTGGTCGCCCTGTTGATACTTCACTGCTGACGCGCAATTCGACCGTCATGACTTGCGTTGGCATCAAGGCACGGGCAATGGCTCAGTTGCCAATCAAGATCATGTGGCAGGATGATGATGGCAAATTTGTTGATGCGCTGATTTCCGACAAGGTTGGTGCGCGGGATAAGCAAAAGGCCAAGCAAGTATTGAATTTGCTGACAACTCCAAATAATTTCCAGAGCCAATATGAATATTGGTATCAATGGATGATGTGGCATGAATTGCTTGGTGAAGCTTTTACTTTGTGGTGGAGAAAAGACCAAGAAAATCCAACTCAGACACCATTGGAGATGTACGAACTTGACAGCACGTTAATTGCAGTCACCATTACGCCTACACGGTATCCAAGCTACCGTTTGTCCACGCCTAGCTATGGCTACAACAAAGACCAACCTCTTGCTTCGCATCAAGTCATGCATTGCAAGGACATGGCATGGCAAGGTTCGGCTGGTTTTAATAAAGGCATCTTGGCGACCGAATTGGTGGGTCTGGATCAAGACATTGATGTGTACGCAAACTACGTCATGTTGAATGGCGCAAAACCGTCTGGTATGTTTGTGACCGACAGCGTAATTCCTGATGCCAAGTACAAAGAGATTGCCGCTCGATTGAAAGAGGCGTGGTCTTCTATGGTGGGAAGCCAGCAGACCGACAAGAGTAAGCCGGGTCAAGGTATGTTGCTTGATCAGGGCATGAAATATGTGCCTCTTGAGATGCTGAATTTGCAGGATGCTGACCTTGCCAATCTGAAAGACCAAACCATGAAACGCATTTGCGGCGTGTATGGTGTACCTCCTGCAATGCTTCACTTGATGGATCAGAAATACAACAACACGCAGACCATGTTGGACGAGTTTTACAAATCCACCATGTATCCCATCATTACCAACGTCCAGCAAAAGCTCAAGGCATCTTTGCTACAGGGCTACCCTAATTTAAGCGTACAGTTTGATGTTCAGGACTTCCTGAAAGGCGCACCGTTGGATCAAATGAACTATGTGGTCGCTGGCGTAAAAGCTGGCATCATGACACCAAATGAAGCGCGAGAATATCTGGGTAAAGCTAATCTTGATGGCGGTGATGAATTGATGGCATCAGGTGCAACAGATTCAAAAATTGCTGGTTCAGCCCCGCAGGACACTGGAGGCGGTGGCGGTAATCAGACCAAGAAAATGAATATTGGCACGAAATAAATGACCGCTATTTTTAAAATAATGGTAGGATATTTGCAAGATTACAAGCCTACCAAATTGAAAAAACTAGGTAGACCACCCAAAACAATATATGACATTGACCGAACAAAAGTCGATGAGGTAATCCATGACAAAAAACTTGATGATGGTATGCGAAGCAAAACTGAGCGTGGAAGCGCAATCAGGAGCGGCAGAACCAACTGGCAAGATTGAAGCGCGAGTAACCACTTGGGGTGCGCGAGAGGGCGCGGATGGACGCAAGTTCAACTATCAGCCAGAGGGCTTCATGGATTGGGCTGGCTCGTTTACAAAAGAGGGCAAGCCATTGCCAATGTTTTTGAACCATGCCGCTGACGCAATGCCTGTTGGCGAATGGCACAGCTTTGAGTTTGATGATGATGGCATGACTGCTTGCGGTCGCTTGTACATGAACACCACCGCTGGTTCAGACTTGTATCAAATCATGACCGAAAGCCCAACCATGTTTGGCGGCGTGTCGGTTGCCGCTTATGCTGATGAATATCAGATGGTCAAAGAAGACGGCACACCAATGATTGTTGGTAGTGATGACGCTTATAACGATGGTTATTTTCAAATTACCAAAGGCGGCTTGCGTGAAGTCAGCGTGGTGATGTATCCAAACAATCCAAATGCCGAAGTGCAAAAATTAGAATATTTCACCAATGATGGTGCAATTGATCTACGAGTATTAGAGCAATCCTTGCGAGATGCAGGGGTTTCTAAACAGAATGCGGTCACTGCCGCATCTGTATTCAAGAGGGTGATTGAACAGCGAGATGCTGTTGAAGTGCCGCTTGAAAATGCGCCTCACCAGAGAGATTCTGATGCGGAAGTGACCGAAGCTGACATTCTCAAAGCACTTGAAATGCGTGAGCTTGTCAAATTGTTAGATCAACGACTGAAAGGTTAATCATGTCTCAAGTAATTCTCGAAAAACTGGACGCTATCGAAGCTAAACAAGCCGAAGCCGTTCAAGCAGTTGAAGCAAAAATCCCTGAAGCTATTGCCGCCGTGCAAGCTGAAATGGCTGAGAAATTCTCTGCCTTTGAAGCAAAACTGGCAACCGTTCAAGCACCAGCAATTATCCGCGCACCAGCTAAAACTGTTCGTGATGATGTGAACCGTGCTGTTAAAGAACAAATTGCGTCTTACTACAAAGGCGGTCGCAATGTTGAAAAAGAACTGAAGATGTTTGCTGATGAAAGTCAGTATGACGCATATTTGCAAGAAGCCTCAGCATTGACTGCTGGCGGTAACAACCAAGGTGGTCGTACAGGCTATGACCCTACGTTTGTTGCTCTGCGTTTGGCTAACCCAATGCGTGGCATTTCTCGCACTGTGGCGACTGATGGTTCGTCTTATCAGTTCCGGGTGAAAACGGGCAACGCCGGGGCCGCTTGGGGCTATACGATCCAAAACAACGGCGCGACTACCACTGAAGACACTTCAATTTGGCAACTGGTGTTGCAAGACTTGAACGTGCAATTCCCGATCCGTACTGCGGCTCTGGATGACATTGATGGTTTGGAAGCAAACGTGGTTGATGATATGTTGGTTGAGTTTGCACAAAGCGAAGCCTTGTCAATGGTTCAAAACAATGATCAAGCCGCACAGTCTGGCACTAACCCCTATGGTGGCCTGAACGGTTTGCGAGGTTTAGACCAGTACGCTGGTTCTAACGCTACCTACACAGGCGGTACAACTTCAACAGCCGCATTTGGCACATCTGGTACAGGTTCAACCACAGGCTTGCACAGCTTAGCAACCTATGACCAGTTGACATCAAACGTGAACACTGTTGGCGCAAATGCCATCCAGTACAAAGACGTTATCAACCTCATCTACGCATTGCCACAGCAATATTGGACACCGAACGCTAAGTTCATGGTCAATCCAATTTTGGCTCAAGCAATTCGTGGTCTGCAAGACACCAATGGTCGCCCAATCTTCAATTCAGTTGAATCACTGAATCCTGATGGCATCATCGGTCAACTGTTGGGCTTTGATGTTGTGATGAACAAGTACTTGGACAACCCGTCACAAGCCACCACAGGCTCTGCTGGTACAAACAGCTTGTACCCAATGTATTTTGCTGATTTCTCAAGATTTCACACAATCATTGACCGCTTGAACATGGTTATGCGCCGTTATGACCAGACCCTGCCGGGCTACATCACGTTCTATGGCGAAAAGCGTCTTGCCACATCGGTTCGTGATCCTAATGCTGGGGTGCGTTATCGCTCAACTGGCACATCGACCTGATCGTTGCCTTGGGTGGGGGCTTCGGCCTCCACCCTTTTTTCTGCAACCTAAATTGGAATAACCATGAGCATCACTGAACGAATCCTGACGGGCATTAAACAAACACTTGAAACAGGCGACAAAGTCAAGATTGATTTGCGCGAAGCCTCTGCCATTACAGGTTCGGGCAACAATGTTGGTGGTCGCACATTATTTGATGACGCATTTGCGGCATTGCGTTTTGCAAACCCTATTCGCCAAGCGGCAAGAACTGTTGTTCGCTCTGGACAAAGCGCGGTTCAGTTTGTTGCCAAAACGGGTAACGCAACTACTGTTGCAAACCCTTGGGGCTACACGTTCACGCCTGACAGCGGAACTCCCAACACAGACACAAGCATTTGGCAGTTGCCTACTCGCGTCATTACGGCACAGTTGCCTATTCGCAGTGCGGTGTTGACTGATGTAAATTATTTAGATGAAACTTTGGTTGAAGATTTGGCGGCTGAGTTTGGCGCGGCTGAAGCTGAATCAATGATTATCAATAACGACCAAGCTGGCTCGACCACTACCACCACAGGCGGTGTAAATGGTTTGCGCGGTTTGAATATGTACACAACTGCTTCTGCTTCGGCTTTTGGCACAAGTGGCACAGCAATCACAAACGGCATTCACAGCATTGCTACAGTGAGTCAAGCGGGTGCGGCTATTGCCTATGGTGACATCACCGATATGGCGCGTTTGTTTCCAGCACAATATTGGACATTGCCCGGCACAGCATGGATGGCGCATCCACAGACTATCCACAATTTGCGTAATCTAGGCGGCGCGGCAATTAAGCAATTCCCTGAAGTTGGCAATGGTGATGGCGGCGCAGTTGTCTATATCTTTGGATTCCCTGTAATTCCAAATCCATATATGCAACTTGTTGGCAATGGCAACTTCAGTTTGTACCTTGCAAACTGGCCTCGTTTTGTAACGATTGCTGATGTGGAAGAAATGACCATTCAAGCGTTTGACCAGACACAGCCCGGTTTCATAACCCTGTACGCAGAAAAACGACTTGCAAGTACAGTGCGCGACCCGTTTGCGGGCATTCGCTTGGTTGGTGTCTAACCATGCCTGTTGATCAACTTGGCTATTTAAACATTGGTGCGCCAACGCGCAATCCATTCAATTACGAAAAGATTGAACAGATTGCGCGGGACAACGCTACCGCATGGTTGACGTTGGCTGAAATACGCCAACAACTCAACTTGTTTGATGACACAAGTCAGGACACCTATTTGGCAGGGTTGGAGATTGCAACTCGTCAAGCCATTGAAGATTACTTGGGCATGAGCATTTTTGCCACAAGCTATCGGGTGTACTACAACTCTGCAAGTCTGTACGGCACACCTTTGTCTCTGGATTTGCCTGAAGTTAGCCAAAACAATTCCACACCAGCAAGTGGCGTGACCATCACCAATGTGAAATATTGGAATGACGCAACACCGCCCGTTTTAACGACCGTTGACCCTACAACCTACTACTACGACAACTCAGGCAATAAAGTGGTCTTGCAGACGCTTCCAAGCGATCTGAACAGCAATATGACCAGCCCTGTGGTGTGTGAGTATGTCTCCCCCGTAAATCCCGTTGCGGCATACGAGGTAATCAAGATTGCTGGCAAGCTGTTGTTGACTCACCTGTACAACAACCGCAGTGACACAACCGAAAAGATTCAGCATTCCATTCCTTTTGGCGTGTCTACGCTCTTGCGCCCATACAAACCTTTGGT